GCCCAGAGGCCAAAAACCTCCAACTCATTTATAGTCGTTTATTGGACATAAAACCCACTAAAACCTATAATCAAAGTATCAGTTAGGGCATTATTCCCACAAATGAAAAAGAAATGGACAAGAAATGAACTACTATATTGAAAAACACGATATGAATATTATTTTGGATGCTCTAGAATGTTTGCACCAAGATATGAAACACGCAGACGAGAGTGGATATGCGGATATAAATAAACGCCGTGGATATACTATGGATGAAGTAGACGCATTATTCCAGAGTTTTGATAATAGTGGGGCAGATGAGGCTATCAAAAGACTAAAACCGATGGAAGATGGTAAGTTTGGGTTTTATACGGGGCAATAATGAAAGACGAATTACAACAAGAACTCTATAATAATTATCAGAGTCTATTTAGGGATGTGGGCAAAAGTCCTATGGAAAGTTGTATGGCTTTTGGTATAGAGTGTGGGGATGGGTGGTATGATATATTATCATCTCTTTGTTTTTTGATTCATCAGTATGAAACAAATATTGAGGCACAAACTAAGTCGAACTACCATCCTGTAAAATTCCATCAAATTAAAGAGAAGTTTGGGGGATTGAGGGTTTATTTTGGTGGTGGCGATGATTATGTTGATGGTCTTGTAGAGATGGCAGAACGGTGGAGTTATAAGACTTGTGAAAGGTGTGGGGAAAAAGGTAAGCCCAACAAAAAAGGCTGGGTAACTACTCTTTGTGATAATTGTAGAAAATTTTCAGAGTGAGAGTTTATCGTAATGAATATTAGGCAGTTTGAACTAATGCAGGAGGTATATGATACCGCCAAACAGATGGTCTATGAACAAATGGATCAGCTAGAATTAGATTGTCAATATATGAGGAACAAGATAATTTATCTAAAAAATTTAATTGCTGCCTACGAAAAAGAGGAAAAAGAAAGATAAGGTGTATTGTTGATTACTTCATCACCGGAGGTATCAACAATGAAGAAAAATATAGACTTCAAAATTCGTTCAGATGGCGACATAAAATCGGTGGAAATCTATCGTCAATACCATAAGGATGACGGTACTTCTGTATGGACATATATTGATAGTGTTCATCCTATGAGTAATATGGAGTTGTATTGGTTAAAGAATTATTTGCAACAATATCTCCAGCAAACAGATTGGGAATAGATGGCACAACCATTAAGCAGAGAATTATTATTAAGGCGTGGAAGTTGTTGTGGAGGTAACTGCAAGAACTGTCCGTATATCCCTAAAGGTAAACGTGGAGCAACAAATGTTAAGAAGAAATTTCCTACAGATAGGTAGCATAGGTGGAATAGGATTAACTTTAGGTAATTACAATATACTAAAGGCACAAGATCAAGTATCAGATAATGCTAAAGCAAAGTCTGTTATCTATATCTATTTACCGGGAGGTTTTGCTGCCCAAGAAACATTTGATCCTAAACCATTAGCACCAGTTGAATATCGTGGGCCTATGAATTCTATACCCACAAAAATTCCCGGTGTTAGATTTAATGAACACTTAAAAAAGACTGCGGATATTGCAGATAAAATAACTGTAATTAGATCAATGACTCATGGTGAAACTGCCCATGAAAGAGGTGAGCATGATATGCTTACTGGATGGAAACCCTCTGCCGCATTAGTATATCCTAGTATTGGTTCTGTTGTTAGCCATGAACTAGGTGTGCGTAATGATATTCCACCATATATTGCTATTCCAAAAATACCTAACGAATGGGCTGACGCTGGATATTTAAGCCAAGCATATAATCCATTTAGTATTGGTAGCAGTCCAGAGGATGCAAACTTTAAAGTGAGAGATTTAACTCTGCCCAATGGTGTTACCAGAGAAAGATTTGAGGATAGAAAACGATTACTCAATATTGTGAACAACAAATTCATACAGAGTAATGAGAGTAGTGATAATCTCAGGGCGATGAATTCTTTTTATGATCATTCTTTTTCCATGCTGGACAATAAAAGTTCTACAGAAGCATTTGATCTAAATAAAGAGAACGATAAGACCAAAGACATTTATGGTAGAAATGCTGCTGGTATGAGAATGTTGCTGGCAAGAAGATTGGTAGAGGCTGGCAGTAGATTTGTGACGTTAAGTTATGGTGGCTGGGATATGCACCAGAATATTGAAAACGGCATAAAAAATAATGTTCCGGCATTAGATCAAGCATTTGCTGCACTAATTAATGATCTAGATGATAGAGGTATGTTGGATAGTACATTGGTTATGATAGGTACTGAATTTGGCAGAACTCCTAAGATCAATCCAGATTCAGGCCGAGATCATTGGCCCAAGGCTTTTAGTATAGTTATGGCTGGCGGTGGAGTTAAAAGAGGAATGGTTTATGGGGAGACTAATGCTATTGCAGATGATATTTTTGATAATCCAGTAAAACCAGAGGATTGGGGTGCTACTGTATTTAATTTAGTCGGCATAGATTATGAGAATGTTCTTTATGCTCCCGGTGATAGACCAGTGAAGATTATGGATGGGGGAAAACCGATTAAGGACATTATTTCTTAAAGTTGCCTCTTGACTTCAACCGATAAGGGTAGTATAATGGATACACTGACTACCCTTGTGTTGTTCATTTTGATCTACACTCTACTTTGGCTAACGGACTTTGACCATGACAATGACCTCTGATCTTATTGACCCAAAGAATATCACTCACTATAATCGCACAGATGATGAGTTGCAAACATTCTGGATATTCTGTATCCTTGTTGCTGGTAAAAATAGCGACACAACCAGCAGGACTGTTAATAAATTATTGGCTACAAGAGGCAATCAAACTCCATTTGAATTTATCAGAAGTTTTAGAGTGCAAGACTTCCATGATTTTTTGGTGCAAAATAGAGTGGGACAATACGATAGGATTTGCAGAGCATTGTATGGTTCTACAAGATTAAATCTTAGAACTTGTACCCGTGATGATCTTATGAAGATTCATGGGGTTGGGCCAAAAACTGCAAGATTCTTCTTGTTGCACACAAGGGAATTTTGTGACGAAATTGTTCTAGATACTCATATATTAAGATGGATGAGGGAAAAGTGTGGGGTTGATGATGTTCCAAAGAATACTCCACAGAACCCAAGGAAATACGCTGGTTGGGCTGGATTATGTAAATATCTTATTGAAATTCATTATCCACGTTTGACACTGGCTCAGGCAGACCTTATGATATGGACAGAGATGAGCGGAAGATTAGATTAATGTGGAGAATTTGGTGCAAAGCATTAGGTGAGAAGTCTGGCACAACAGATCGCCAGAGTGATGGTATTGCATTTGTTCGCACAATACTTGTCTTGCAGGCTATCATTACGAATTTGTTTATTGTTGCAAATATTCTAACGAATTGGTACAAAAACTAAAGTTCCTCTTGACAGATGCCGATACATACTGTATAATGGGAAGCATGGAGGAAACACTTATGCGATGTGTTAGTTGTTTGGGTGAGATTGATTTTATGCGGGCTGAATTTATTCAAGAATTCGGCAAGGCTCAGGTTTGCCGACATTGTTCTACAGAAAAGCGTAGAGTTGGTTATATGGACTATGGACATAAAACTGCTCCACAATTAGTTATGTGTAGTGCTAATGCTACAGAGACTAAGCGTATTCTTGATCGTGCAAATAGGAGGGCCAGATAATGCTTGGTAAGTTTACATGGAAAGATTTGTTAAAGTTTTTACTTGAACAAAGAGAAAAAGGATTACTACAAGAAGATCACGATGTTTTTATTCGTAATGTAGAAACTGGTGACGAGTATATTTGTGATATAGTAGAACTAGATGGAAGATTGGTAATTGGTTATAACTCAGGAGAAGAAACTTGGGATCTAAAATGAAAGATAGATTTGATCTTGAGCAAGAAATACTGCAAGTTAAAAGTTATGCCGACAATATTCGCATGACAGCAGAAAGAATGATAAATGATGATCATGACGGTAATACCAACATTGATTTTTACTGGAACGCATTGAATGGAATAGCAGTTTTGCTAGATATGCACAGTGATGTTATGTTTGATACATTGAAACAATGTTTTCAACTTGACTCTTACAAGGACTCTTTAGTGGAGGATAATCATGGGTAGTGATATTTATACAGAAAGTGCTGTTGCTATTCGTTTTGATGATTTTCTAGACAGAAAAGAATTAGATAAAAAGTCTACCATAAATGCTATCGTAGATGACTTGATAAAGAATAATATTGTGGTCGAAGGTCTGGTTGAAAAACTCCCTCTTAGAAAAGACAAATATCATCTTGCAGCAGGTTTAGTCGATCTTATATCCATGAGCGACGAAGGATACGAAGATGATCGTGAGCGTAACACTAAAATCCTCACAATCTTTTGTGAAAACGTCGGCATTGATCTGGATAATTTACCCGAATGTAATTTCCGGTCTTTTGAAAGTTCAAGAGAATCTGGATGGGACGTTGAAACAGATGTTCTTTATCTAATGTTTGAGCCTTCTGGTTTATTTGAAACCAAGATGACAAAAGAAGGTAAAAAATTTGCGAAGTTTTTAGGCAAGGAAAGTATTGAAGAAACAACTTGGACTGTTCATTCTTACTAAATAGAAAGAGGATAATATGCAAACTGTTGTAGATTTTACTAGTCAAGTTTTTGCTTTCATTGAAAATACTTATGGTAAAGGTATTATCAAGAAGGTTAAACTTAAAAAGAATGGTGATATTGTTGATAGAATTCTGTCAGATTCTCTATCAAAAGAATATGATTCTGAAAGAACAGGAAACAAACTTGTTGCTATGTTGAGGCTTAATCCGTGAACAGAAGAAGAAAACAAGAAATAAAGGAAGCAAAGATAAGAGCTATGCAGCATATGTTTTATATGGATGTATACTATTATCTACAGCTAGAATACAAGCCTAGAATAGTAAAATTATTCACAGACAGTCCTATCGCTGGTAATCTAGTAGATTTAATCAACGAATATTTCTGGGGAGGTAATACTGTTCAGTTTACCGCTGGTCAAATTGCTGACTTACTGAGAAGTAAGTATAAAACGGGGTATAAATAATTATTGCTATTTATATCTCTAACCAAGGCAACTATTATGATTATTATTACTGTATGCCGCACTTTATTTTATCAGTTTTTACTTGTTGCGATAGGATTATCGGTAGGATTTATTCTTAATGCAGAATATATTGGATGGAAATCTAGCATTATTGAAAGATCAGTTACCAACATATTCAATCCTACTCAATATGACGAAGATATTTGTAAAAGAGTTAAGAACTGGGGTGCTACAAGAATTTGGGCAGAATTGGGCAGACCTAGTATGTTTGAAGTATTGGAGGATGCCGTACTGGCAGAAGAATACTATATAGGAAAATTCAAATACACAAATGTTGAAACAGGAGAAACGGAGGTAAAGATTATTCCACAAAGAGTAAGATGGAAACCTTGGGAATATTATTACACAGACCCTTCACCAACATCAAAAGAAGAACTTTTAGACTATCTTGAAAACGGAGACTTAAATAGCAAAGAATCAGACAAAGCGTTTCGATTGTATGATGAACTTAGACAACAGGAGAATAAATGATGAAGATTTTAGGATTATTTTTAGCACTAACCCTCGTTCCTGCAACAGTTAGCTATGGAAGTACTTGGGTTCCTCATGTTCCTTATATTAAACCAGTACCAGTAACTCAACCAGTAGTAGAAGTACCAGTAGTACCATCTGTAACCTATTCTACTTATACCAGACCATTAATGATTATGTATGACTGGGTTCCTTACTCAGTTAATCATCTTGTGGTAACAGAAAGGCACGGTCTTTTCTGTAGACACAGAACCTATCATTATGAACCAAGAGTAGAATGGGTATATCAACCAGTATGGAAATAGGACTTGCATCACTTGCGATTATTGCTCTGTTGTTTACTATAGGAAGTGGTAGCATGATTATGTCTTTATTTTTCGATAAAAATGATTCGTTTACATACCGACAACCGCAAATCGTGCAACCAAAACCAGTAGAACATATAGCTGCTTATTACGAAGAAGATGATCTTCTGGAACTAGACGAAGGACTATTAGATGTTTAGAAAATGGTTTAGCGTAAAAGAACAAAAACCCGAAGATGGTCAAAAGGTTTATTATTTTTGTGATTTTCTTGGAATATTTAGAGGTGAGTATCATTACCTAAAAAGTAAATACTCTAGTCCACATAAGTTTAGTAGTCATCATGGTATTTTAGATAGTGACGAAGTTTCACATTGGATGCCATATGACCATGCTTTAAAAGATATCATACCGTTACCTCCAGACTATAAAAAAACACCAATCACTAACACCCAATCTATGCTAAATTCTGGAGAAGAAATATCTATTCCAGAAGATAGTAGACAACTAGAATTTACTTATTCAATAACAGGAGAATTAAATGAACAGATTCGCTAGAGCATTACAAAGCAAATATCAAGCCAGAATAGATGAAGCAATAGCCACAATAGAATTATATCTTAATAATGCTGTTGGAGTTGGAGAACATCCAGACATTTTAGATGTGCTTGATAGGTATGTTAGTATACTTGAAACTAATACCAGTAAGCTGCAAGCATTAAACTCTATTCTTCAACCACCAACTAATAATGAGCCAAAAAGCGGTAACTGATTTTTTTATTTTCTGCCCACCTAAATGTGGCACTACTTCTTTATTTCATATGCTTTCTCAACATCCTGAGTTGAGTCCATGTAATATTAAAGAGCCTCATTTTTTCTCTATAAACTATACTAATGGTTTAGAGTGGTATAATAATCTATTTGAAAAAAATGATAAACAAAAATTTGAAGCCAGTACATCGTATTTTAGTAACGAGAGGGCGACAAAAAGACTAAAAAAGAATCTGGATAAACAACCCAAACTTATTATTGTACTTAGAAATCCAGTAGAACGGTTTATATCTTTATATAAGCATTTCAGAGCAGTCTATAGAATTGTCAATGATGAGAGTCTATACGATAATTTTTTATCGTCAATAAGCTGGGCAGAACAATTTGTTGAGAATAACTTCTCTGGACTGGGACTATCTATACAACAGTGGCAAAATAAAGAGTATGATATAAATGATACACATTTTAAAATGTTTGAAAAGGAGATAAATTGTGGTATGTATTATGAACATATTTGCAACTTATCAGATAATTTAAACTGCTCTATAATGCTACTTGAATACAGTAAATTCAAGCAAGACAACATTAATACTATCCATACCATAGAAAACTTTTTAGGTATAAGTAATTTTAATGGTTACGAAAAACTAGAGTATAATCAATCTTCTGATTGGGAACAATTTGTAGATGTTAAATCAGATATCACTAAAGACTTTACTGATAATCTACACGAGCTTTATCGTTCTTCAAATACTCAGCTAGAAAAATTTCTTAACACAAAACTAAATTGGGACTAAAGATATGCTTGACAACTGCCGATAAATCATGTATAATGGCAGACAGGAGGAAGCTATGCGACTTGGCCTATGCTGTATATCACTCGACTTGCAAGAACTTGACGAACCACTCAAGTTTCAAACAATGACCTACAAACGCTTCTCTGCACTACCTCGCAGCGAGGCTTTGGATATTCTAGGTTCTCGTATTCTTAACAATATGCAGGTGACTCATGCTACCATTCAGCACTGTGCAAGGAATAATTACTGCTATAGGATCAGTAGTGATCTATTTCCTCTTATTACCTATCGTGCTGCTAATATTTCTCTTACTGACTTGCCTCAATACAATCTCATTCAAAAAGAAATAGAGAATATCAAACAGACTATTGCGGACACAGGTATTCGTATCTCTTGTCATCCAAGTGAATTTAATGTACTTGCATCTCCTAATCAAGATGCAGTAGATAGAACTATTACAGAACTAAATTTTTACGCAAATTTCCTTGACAGCATAGGTTGTCCAGCCGATTATAATTGTCCGATGAATTTACATATCAATAATCGGCAAGGAAGCAACGATGAGGTGGTGGCACGATTTATACATAATTTCAATAGACTTAACGATAATTGTCGCAATCGTCTTGTTATTGAGAATGATGATAAACTTAATTGCTGGTCTGTGAAACAGCTAGTAGAAGATTTTCACCCCAAGACCAACATACCTATCACATTCGACTATCTGCACCATGCTTGCCATCCAGACGGATGGACTGAAGAACAGGCTATTACTGCTTGTTATGAAACATGGCATGGATATCGACCATTGTTTCATTACAGCGAAAATATTCCAGACCATCCTAATCCTCGTAAACACGCAGATTATGCCGTCAATGACTTTTATACTTACGATCTAGATTTTGATGTTGACATGGAACTAAAAATGAAAGACAAAGCTATTGCTAAATTTCTTGGAGAAGTACCAGTATGAGTGGATGGTTAATCGGACTAACTGGTTTGGTGTATTTTTATGTTAGTTTGGAGCAGATGTATAAGGGTAATATTGGAATGGCAATAGCTTATTTTGGTTATGCTTTCTCAAATATTGGTTTATATTTACTAGCATCAAAATAGGAGTGTGCTATGAAAGAACCAGTAAAGTTTTCAATGTCTAATGATAGACCTGTGCAAGATACCGTTAAAAAATATCCTCTACCAAGTATTGAGCAGGAATTGTGGGACACTATTCAAGATCACAAAAATGACAGAGAAAATGATCAGGAAAAAGAAAAAGATTAGATTGCTTAAAGTTTGACTTGACAGATGCCGATAAGTATGGTATACTAGAGGAAATCACTTACTCACAGGAAATCAAACGATGCCAAAGGGAAAAAAGACTTGCGAGAAATGCGGAACATTGACAGGCCCAAGAGCATATATGTGTCCAGAGTGCAATCATCCTTTTGTTTTTGCGGTTCAAAGCAAGGAAAAAAGAACAACCAGACTTATCAAAAACTTCAATTGGAAGGAGTTGCAGGTTGGAGATACCATTAAATCTACCGGAGGCCCATATTATGTTAAGGGTTGCGATTTTATTCCTATGGGTTATCGTGGGAAGTATACCGTTGTTCGTCTTGATGAAGAAGGTATAATTGCCTACTCTGCTAAAGGTGGATATTGCCATATTTATATGGGCAGAGACAAACAGTGTCCAGAAACTAAAATTTGGAAAACAAAACACAGGCTGGCAAAAGTAACGCCAAGAAAACCAAAAGGTGTAATCTAAGTTAGACACTTTTTGGAGAACAAATGCCACAAAAACATAAAGATAAAGATAATGTAAGAACTATTGAAACGCCTAGTCCTTACGGTAGCCATAAGAGCATGGTAGTAGATATAGATTCTGAAGCAGAAAACCACAACGTACCTAAAGACAAGGTGATATGTAAGGATGAAAAAGGTTATTACGTTACATACAAGAACAGAATTGATAACGGACTTTCAGACCCATGCCGATATGCTTGTCCGTTGTGCAGATTCAGTAATCTAAATATATTGTTTTCAGATTGGGATATTCTAAGATAGGTCTTGACTTTCCAGCCCAATCTGCTATAATACATTAACGTCGTTAAGGTTTTTGTAAGTGGCGACAAAAATCTTATTTCTTAGGAAAGCCACAATTTGAAAGGGTTTTGCTGATGACTAAGCAGGATCGTGTTATTAATTATCTTTGTAAGGGAAAGACTCTTAGCCAAGATAGTGCATCAAGTATGTTTGATGTTGGTAATTTGAGGGCTACTATTAGCGATATCAAGCCAGCCCTACATTCTCAGGGATATTCTGTCACCAGAACTACTGGCCGACAGGGTGAAACCCGCTATGGTGCAATCGCCCGTAAGACTACTCGCAAGTCTAGCAGGCGATAATCAATTTACAGGTTTTAGTGGCCCCATTAAAGCCAAGGGTATATCTCACAATCTAGATATAGATAGTATGGCTTCCTATCCCACTAAAATTTGTAGAATCTGTAATCTTGAAAAAAGCACCGACGATTTCTTTCTTGATAGAGGTAAACTATATTCTAAGTGTAGAGATTGTTTTAAGACCTATCAAGATCAATTAAAAACTGTTAAGAAAAATGCACCAGCTAAACCAGAAAGATGCGAGTGCTGCAATAAAATACCTAACAAATGGGCCTGCGACCATTATCCTAATACTACTAAGTTTAGAGGTTGGGTTTGCTGGGAATGTAATAACGCTGCTGGATCTGTAGGCGATTCATATGAAGGTGCAGTTAAACTTTTGAATTATTTATATCAGAGAAAAATATGAATAAATTACATCCCATAACCTATATTGTTGCGGGTTTACTTGGTGTAGCGTGTTCTGTAATTCAAGTGCAATGTAGACAAATAGAACAACTTAAAAAAGAAAAATATCCAGTAATTATAAGACGGGGTATAGAGTATTACGAGAAAGCACCAAAAGATAGAGTAATATAAGGGGGCGTAAAGGTTTCGACAGGTTTGGAAGATTTATATTTAGCAAGTAGTGGTTGATCGACAGGCCACTTAAAAAGTCGATTAAAAACGCTTTAACTGGCGAAACTCAGTTAGCACTCGCCGCTTAGTATAGCGGTGACAATCTTCGGAAGCGATGAAGGTAGCGTCCAAAAGATTGTTGTAAAATCCTTCGGCTGTTAAACTCGTTCAACGGGGGTTTAACCTGAGATACAGTTGATCGGAAAGAAGAATGTTGCTTGTTCTTTATTCTTTCTTAAAACTTATGAGCAAGATAAACTTGTAGAAGGTATAATGAACTAAATACTGGACAGGGGTTCGACTCCCCTCGCCTCCACTTAATTTTGCCGAAAAGGTGTATTTAATCTTAGAAAGGTTGGGTACACAAAATGGCAATCAAAAAATCAGTTGAGCATCTCCAAGAAAATAATATGGGCTATTGGGAGCATCTACTATTTGCTTCTGGTCATGGAATTAGGTGCATTAAAGCGGGAGTGCTTTTAATTATTCATTCTATTATCCCCGCTTTTTTTCCTAAAACCGGATCAATTCTTGTCAACAAATTAAACAAAAGTTTTACAGACCATAATGATTGGCTTGATCTAAAAAATAGAATGGAAAAATTTCAAAACATATATAAATCACCATGAGTAAAGAAACAGAATTAAAAGTACTAAAATTAGAATTGAAACAACAGGAAGTTATCACAAATAACTTAACTGTTAAAATCAACAGATACGAAAAGGCAAACAGCATAGTGAAAAATACTATTGCTCAACAAGACATTGATGACTTAAAAACCGAACTCAAAACAGCAGAGTTGCAAAAAGAAATTTTGTCATCTAAAATAGAATCTCTACAGAACTAAAGATTACGCTTGACAGATACCGATAGATAGGATATACTGAGAGAGACAGGATTCACAGGACACAGGATTTAGAGATGCAAAGCAATTTTGAATATGTTTGGGGCATGGTGCGTGATCTTAGGGCTACAAGCAGCACTATTGATAAACAGAGCATTATTGAGGACTATTGTTTTGTAGACGAAAAGTGTTCTGGCGTAAGGCAAGAAGTTGCAGAATTTACCCAGAATATTCTTCTATATACATACCACCCTCTCTGGCAATATAATGTCACTAGCGATAATCTCAAGAAGAAATCTCATCTCAGAGGAAAAGATTTCGGAGATATTTTCTTTCTGCTGAACGCATTGAAAGATCGTCAGATTACTGGTCACGATGCCATTGGTGCGGTCAATACGTTTGTGGAAAAATTTCCAGAATACGAAGAACTCATTCACTGTATCATCGACAAGGATTTAAAGACTAGGGCTGGCGACAAGATTATCAACAAGGCAATCCCTAATCTTATCCCAGAATTTAGTGTTGCTCTGGCAGATAAATATGATCCGAATATTGTAGCCTGGAAGGATGGTTGGTATGTATCTCGCAAACTTGATGGTGTTAGATGTATTTGTATTGTTGATACTGGCGGCAATATTTCATTCTACTCCAGAACAGGAAAACAATTTACTACATTGGGTGTTGTGGCTGATGGTATTGCAAGCCTCGGTTTATCTAATATTGTTCTTGACGGGGAACTATGTCTAATTGATGAAGATGGTAATGAAGATTTTCAAGGCATTATGAAACAACTTCGCAAGAAGGATCATACAATCGAGAATCCCTCATATAAAGTATTTGACTGCTTAACTCTTGCGGAATTCAATACCAAGAAAGGATCGGCAGATTTATCTAAGCGTCTTTATATGCTTAAAACCTTACTGAAAGATAATGAGTGTCCATGCTTGAGTATTCTAGAACAAGAAAAAGTTAGGGATGATGAACACTTCCAAGAGTGGATCACCAAAAGCAACAAGGTTGGATGGGAAGGTGTAATGCTTCGTAAAAACGCCCCATATAAAGGCAAGCGGTCTAAAGACCTTTTAAAATATAAAGCCTTCCACGATGATGAATACGAGGTTATAGGGGTAGAGAATGGGCCTTTTAGGTATGTGAAAGATGGTGCAGAGTGTGAGGAAGATATGCTCAGTTGTGTTTATATTCAACACAAAGGACATGATGTTAGGGTTGGTAGTGGATTTAGTATAGACCAAAGAAAAGATTTCTATAAGAATCCAGACAAAATCAAGGGTATGGTAATTCAAGTGCAATATTTTGAAGAAACCAAAAACCAAGACGGCGGGATTTCATTAAGGTTTCCTACATTTAAGTATCTTTATGGGGAAGCTAGAGTGACATGAGCATAAAAAACTTCAAAATTTACGGCGAACGCAATAGCGGCACAAATTTGTTGCAAGCTATTCTTACAGGCAATTCTTTTTATCACAAACAAGAAAACCCAGCTTTTAGTATATCTCAGTCAAAAAATTACGGTTGGAAACATTGGTTTGGTTTTAATAGTGAAGACATTAAGAAAGAGGGGCAAAATACTTTGTTCTTGGGTATTGTGCGTGATCCTTATGATTGGATTATCGCTCTTTTCAAGAAGAAACATCATGTTCCTCCAATTAATTATTCAATAGACAATTTCCTACTTGGAGAATGGTATTCTATTGACCATAAAAAAAGCTCACCTACTTATGGTCGAGAAGTTTTAGGTGATCGCAACTGGAAAACTGGTGAAAGATATAAAAATATTTTTGAACTTAGAAAGACTAAGCTAGAATATTTGCTTGATAAGATGCCACAATTGGCTCAATACTATAAATTGATACGATATGAAGACTTATGCGTAAACCATAATGAATTTTTAGAAGAAATATCTAATACCTATAATTTATCGTTTAATAAAAACTATCTTAAACCCAAACCAAAGCAGCATCATCCCGTACAACCCAAAATAGCCAAAATAATCAATGACAATATTGATTGGGGTATGGAGCAACAAGTTGGCTACAGTAAACGCTCTTGACAAGCCGATACTAGTAGTGTAGAATTGAACGTATCACAGAAATCGCTACTTTTTGGAGACTATCATGGAAACCGTGAATGATGAGTTGTATGCAACATATAGACATGACTATCATTGGTTTGTAGAAGTGTGGAAAGTTGATGATAAATATTGCGTTTGGATGAGAGGCAAGAAAGTTAACCAAGAACCTTTGGGGTGTTTTGATCATATGCCAACTTGGGAAGAAACCAAGTGGTGGTATGACCATCGAGACAGATAGCACTAAAGAAATTCTCTTGACAAGCCGATACTAGTAGTGTAGAATGGGACGTATCACAGGAATTGCTACTTTTTTGGAGACTATCATGGAAACCATTTTGGACAAGCCCGTTAAGAAAACCACCTATTGCAGAAGCCGAGCAGATGAATTCTTTGCAACATTTCCTACAGAAAAGATTTCAGCATATAAGGAGTACTGGGAGAGTGTACGACCACAGAATCACGGCGATATTTTTAGGCGTTATTTGTTTGCTTACTGCTCTGTTCATACTAGTTGGAAGGGGAATTGCTACGGCTACAATGCCATTAAGAACTACGAAGAATGGATCGACAACAAAGAAACTTTGCGAGAAAAACTCGCAGCATCAGGCGTAGGACTTCACAATAATCGTACCAAGTATATCTGGGATTTTGCTACGCAATTCTGGGCAAATCCTAAAGATTTTTACCTGACTACTAAGAAGTATCACGTTAAAAAGCGTGATGAGATTGTGAATAAAATCATGGGTCTTGGAATGGCTAAGGTTAGTTTTGCTCTTGAGATGATTCACCCAAATGAAGCCAGGGTTTTATGTGGCGACGTTCATCAACTTCGCCTTTACAACATGGAACATCTTACCTATAATAAGAGTAAGCAAGGTATTCAAAAATATAAGCGTATGGAACAACATTGGAGTGTAAATTGTGGCAAACTTAAAGTGCCATCATATGTTGCTCGTTGTGTATACTGGGATGCCTTGCAGGGTAAGGAAGATTCTCGTTACTGGTCATATGTTTTGGAGGCTTAAATGAGTCAAAATGGTAAAGGTGATAAACCAAGGCCAATAGACAAAAAGAAATATGATATTAACTATGAGCGTATTTTTAGAAAGAAAACTAAATGAATCATACAATATGGGAAGTTCTTAGCGTATGGTGGATAGTGGCAGTTTTTGATTTAACTGTAGTTTATTGTTTCGTAAGATTAGCCAAAGATAAAAAATAGGTGTATAAAATGGTAGACAATTTTAGTATGTATGAATATTATCTACTGGTGGTTGGAATCAATCCAACTAATATTAATGAAATTTTACGCAACACTACTGTTAGTACTACTAATACCTAATACACTATTAGCAAATGACCTTATGGTTTTCGGTGCTGATTGGTGCGGTGCTTGTGTTAAGTTAAAGAATTTTATTCAAAAAAATCCACAGGTAGTAGATAAATATTCTATTGACTTTGTTGATATAGATAAACATCCAGAAGTAAAAAAGAAGCTAGGTATAACTAAAATACCGCTGTCTATAATCTTTAATGAAGATGGTACGATTAAATCCAAGATACTTGGTTATGATAGCCGTTCTTATACTCAGTGGTTAAAAGAAAATGAATAATATCTACAAAAATAAAGACAAAGGCATGATCTTTGGTGTTTGTGCAGGACTATCTGACAGTAGTGGTATTGATGTAACGCTACTAAGAGTAGGATTCATAACTGCTGCTATATTTAGCGGCAGTATCTTTTTCTGGGTTTATCTGGGATTGGGTATTTTTATGCCATTACCGCCCAATAAAAACTAAAATTTTTGCATTGACACAACCGATAGTATGTGTTAGAATAGGATATGTTTCGTTAGCTTTAATTTTTGGAGGACACAATGGCAGAAGTGATTATGACCAATAAGCAAAACAGGGTACGTTGTAGCGACGAGGATTTCCTGACCGCTGTTTATACTAGCAGTACCTACGCAGAGGTTGCTGAAAAAACAGGACAAAAGATTGCATCAACAATGGCACGATATTCTAGGGTTAAGAAAGCCTTAGCAGAACGTGGAGAAACTCTACCAGAAATGCAAAGGAAAAAGCCAATCAAAAGTATTGACAACATTGATAATATGGTAGAAATTGTTCGTAGACTAAAAGCCCATCATTCTGAATCATAGTGATTCTGGGGCTGTAGTCCAACAGGCAGAGACACAAAACTTAAAATTTTGAAAGTGTGCGTTCGAATCGCATCAGCCCTACTTTTTATTTTTAGCCCTATAATTATCAGTTAATGCGTGACAGTTAGGGCATAATAAAGATAAGTTATCTAGATTATTATTTGAATTATTTCCATCTATGTGATGTAGTTCTAAAGGTATTTTTTTGTCTAGCCACATAGTGCGATTACAATTGCAGCATTTATGACTAAAAATTTGATCTTTTAGCAGTCTGTTTTTAAGTTTCCAACTTTGTATAGTTTGTTTGTTTGATAAATAATCTTCCAAAGATCTTTTTGGTCCAATTTTTTTACCTTTGTTCCATGCTTTATGATGAAAATGAGAGATATCAATATTGTATTCTTTGATTTTCTTTTTAATACAAGCATAATTTCCACCGGCTTCTTTGAGTCCTAATTTATTTAAGCATTGACGATAACTGGAACTTTCACGACATATATTTTCAATTAATTCTTTGGTATATTTGATTCTCATGCTATCTCCTTGACAAACGAACAGGCAGACGGTACAATACATATACACCAAAACGTCTACAGATACTAACAGTTTTGTTTTTTGATTTTTAACTTTAACCAGAAAGATAGATTATGAATAGCAAGAGTTATTTTGTGGTTGCGGCATTTGCTAGTTTTTGCCTTAGTGTCGGACTATGGTTTTTGGGTGATCCTGCCATTGCTAAGGAGCAAGGTATTTTTGTGGGTCTATGGGTTCCTAGTATTCTTTGCTTGGGGAATTATTTCAATGGATGATATGTCACTTTTTATATGTGGCATCGTGGTTACGCTCATCAGTGGGATGGGCGTGATTACGAGCCAAGTCTTTTTAGGGTATGATAAATTTCTTGAAGATAGCACAGCAAGGACAATAGAAGATGACGAGCAAATCGAACAGACTGTGTAATGCTTATGTTTTAAATACTTCAGAAAAATCTATCATCAAGGCTTTTGAGATAGTAACTATGAGAGAATTGCCAGATTATAATGGTGGTACAATTATTGAAGAAGTAAAAACAGCAGAAGAATTTCTCAACACAGATGAAGAAGCTATTGATCAACCATTCTATAGAGTGTTTGCGTTATTTAAAGATGGGTATTTCAAAAAGAGAAAAGCTATATCTGATTTTTATAATGTGCAGGAAGCAGCAAATTTTTTAGAAGAATTGACCGGAAATAAGGTAGATATTTACTCTTATTGATCCTAACAAACTTCTAACATCCCCACGCTGCCGAAATGGGTATAATAGGGTATCAATTCAAGACTCAATGTGAGTCTCCTGCCTTAATTCCTACCATAACAAGGATACCCAAATGAAAAACCATAAAGGCTTTACTTTAATCGAACTGCTCGTTGTTATTGCTATTATTGGTGTTTTAGTTGGACTTTTATTACCAGCGGTTCAATCAGCCAGAGAATCTGCAAGAAGAATGAGTTGTTCAAATAATCTAAAACAACAGGGCTTGGCAATGCACAGTTGTTTAGATGCTAGAAAGTATTTCCCCGGTGCGGCATATACGGTTGACTCAGCCACAGCACCTACTAAAGCTAATCCAGCAGGTAAAGAGCATAGCTGGAGAGCATTTGTTGTAGCCTTTATGGAAGAAAGCAGTATTGCCAATCAGTATGATTTCGATAAAAACTGGTGGGAGAATACAGCAGCAGTTGCTCAACAGCCTAGCATTTTTAAGTGTCCAACAGCATTACCTCCTAATGGTGGTTATGCAAGTATTGATGGGCCAACTAGAGATAGCGATAGTGCTGCTCCAAGTTTAGACCCAGATAATTTTGGGTATACTGATTACGAAGTATTTACTGGTGTTAAAGATAAGGTATTTCCAAACACTAATAATGTATATCAGAATAAGGGGCCAGTTTGTGATGGTGTTCTTGTAAAAGATGCAGAAACTAGAGTTGCACAAATTACTGATGGACTTTCCCATTCATTATTAATTGTAGAATGTGCTTCTCGTCCAGATACTTATAAAGCATCTAATGGTAAGAATTCTGCTACTGGCGACACTAATCAGTGTATTTCATGGGCAGACTCTTTAGGGCCGTTTAAGTTGCACGGTATTGACACAAACGGTGACAAGTGCAATAATTGCGGTGTGATGCCATTCAACGGCATTAACGATGGCGAAGCATATAGTTTTCATCCTAGCGTTATGAACGCTGCATTTGCTGATGGTTCCACAAGAACTCTTGCAGAAAATATTGATCTATATGTTATGGCTGCTATTATCACCAGAGCAGACGGTCAACAGACAGGAGAATATTGATTATGAGAACCATTATTGTAATCTTTACTTTTCTGTCGATACTATTGGCTGGATGTGGTTCTGGTAAGACAGTTCCTAAACCAGTAGCAAATATAGAGGGTAAAGTTCTACTACCTAAAGGAAAACCCCTAGAAGGTGGAAGAATTCTACTCAAAGCAAAAGGTGCTAGTGGAACCGTCTTGGCTGATATTGATAAGGATGGTAGTTTTGAAGTAGACAGTAATGAAGTAGTACTTCAAGGCGACTACGAAGTGTATTTGGTATTCAGATACAATTCAGCAACGGAACGTAAACTTATTAGATATGTTCCAGCAAAATATCGTGAAATTGGAGAAGGTGATTCTGACATTTCTATTACGTTAGGTGAAGATAATCAGAACATTACTGTAAAATTGAAAGCATAATGATAAGAAGTATTTTATTTATATTGATGTGTTTCAGTGTGGTGGGAAACTGCTACGCTGAACCATCGGTAACTATCGCTAAAAAATATATCATACCACACATAACAATATCTGAGGACGTTAAACTTGGAGGCATTAGCGATCTTATTGCAATATCGGATACGCAGTTTTATATCATTACTGATCGTGGGCCTAATGGTAAAATAGAAACTCCAGAAGGTAAATTTCGCACTCTATTATCTCCAGACTTTAAACCTAGAATATTTAGAATTGGATGGAATGAATATCTTCAAACATTCCTACTGGGCGATTACATAAATATTAAAGGACAGAATGGAGACTGCAACGGAAAACCGAATAGCGATAAGGTTAAGAAAATTTTAAATGCAGATGGGACTAAGCAAATTCTACCAGATGTTGACGGTGTTGATCCAGAGGGTATTGTTTGCAAAAGAAATGGCTCATTTATTGTTACAGAAGAATATGGGCCTTCTATCATATTTAACGGTAGCGGAGAAAGATACACCCCATTATCTCACCATAGAGATAACCGTGGATTTGAAGCGGTTGCATTAAGTGAAGATGAAAAGTATTTGTGGACTATGCTACAGAGTCCTGTCGATGAAGGCGATAGAATTATACCATTCATTATCTTTAATCTAAAAACTAAGATTGTTGATCGTAGACTAAACTACACGCTTGAAGAAGATACTGAGGATGGTAAGATATGTTGTATGAGTCGCTATAATAAAGACTGCGTTTTAGCTTTAGAACAAAGCGACACAACTCCAGCAAAACTATTCCTGTTTAACACAAAAAATGAACAGAAAGCACTGTTTGCTTCACTTGAAAATATTCTACCAGAAATGGCTCATGATATTTCTAATGGGAAAAGCGATAAGATTACTGGCCTTAAATTAGAAGGCATGGATTTTATTGACGCTAATACTATTGCGATAGTGAATGATAACGATTTTGATGAAGAAAAAAATAACTATTTGTGGATATTGAAAATTAACAATGATTAATAACGACTATTTGGTTGATATGAGTTGGTGCGACTCTGGAGGGTCTTGTGACTTTCTACCAATTCGGGGGCATAAAAATTTAGGTTTTAAAAACTTCAAAAATAAATCTAAAGCTAAAACAGCTTGGAGTTTTCAATCAAAACTATCTAAGTTCAATCTTGCCCCCAAATTGTATTCAGGTATTTGTAAAATCCCATATTCTTATGATCCAGAACTTTTAAAATACTGGAACCCCAAAGATACCGTAACAGAGTGGGGATTTGTTACTCAAAAAGCAGAAATGCTTGACGAGACAGATCAGCCGCTAATTAAGTTACAAAATTTAGTTGACGCAATCTATAAGCATACTAGCATAAAATTTTGGGATTGCCACTGGACGAATGTGGGCTATATTAAACATAGAGGTCGCAACAAACTGGTGTGTATAGATACTGGAGAAGAAAGTTTTCAAGGCTATGCTAATGCTTGGGGATATGAAGAACCGGGGCCAAAATGCCCATATTGCAATGTTTATGCTTGCGAATGTTCAACAATATATTCTAGCTAGGAGAATAACTGATGCCTTATATTAATGAAGAAGAAAGACAGGAATTAGATGGGTGTATTTATCAAATGGTAAGATGTATATCTGATACTAGGGTTCATCTGAACAATCCACAAGATTTTAGTAACTTTCTTGGACGTATCAATTATTGCTTTTCTAGGGTGATTATGGGGGTTATGAAAAATATCTCCTACAAGAATATTGCTATGATAACTGGTGTATTAGAAAATATCAAACAAGAACTTTATAGAAGGGTAGCATCTCCATACGAAGATAAAAAGATTGTCGAAAATGGGGATATCAAAGAATACAGAAAATAATATGGAAAATTCTAATACAATCATATCACTCCTGCTTGAAAATCAGAAATCTTTATCCGACATAAAGAATATGATCACTAAAATTAATGAAGAAATTGCTGAATTAACAGAAAAAATTCAAGAATTTGAGATCATATTTGATGCTGCGGAAATTATTGAAGAACAAGCACAAAGAGATGAAGAAATTTACGGAAAAGAATGGAATCCATATGATGACGAGGATTTTACACCAGACTTTTACGAAGATTACGACAGCGAATAATTTAGATTAACGCTTGACAAGCTGGATAGCCGATGGTATACTTAGGCTATCACAGGACAGTTTGACCTTTTTGGAGAATCACAGATGAAACTTGCAGATCGTACCGTTGAGATTCACAGTCGGGGCATTGACTCAAACAATCAGTTCACGATTGCCCAGACTAGCAAAATGTTTAAAATCCTTTCGGACTCTCTTTATTCCGATAAGGTTATGGCAGTTGTGCGAGAACTGTCTACAAATGCTTATGACGCTCACATTGCAGCAGGCAATAATCAACCGTTTAAAGTAATTCTGCCTACTATGGCTAACCCTAATTTTACCGTGAGGGATTATGGTACGGGACTTTCTCAAGAGGACATGGAAGAACTCTACACAACTTATGGGGCCAGTAATAAGAACAACAGCAACGATTTTGTTGGTTGTCTTGGTCTTGGGTCTAAGAGTCCATTTGCTTATACTAAGAGTTTTAGTACCACCTCTTACCACAATGGTAAAGCGTACAACTATATAGCGGCTATGGACGAAGATGGTGTTCCTAGTCTTAGCCTGTTTGGAGTCACTGAAACTAATGAGCCTAATGGTCTTGAGATTAGTTTTGCAGTCAAGCAGTATGACTTTGATGAGTTTAGTCGAAAGGCTATGCGGGTCTTTCATTACTTTAAGATGAAGCCGATTATCGAGGGTGGTACTCTATCTACTCTTAATGACAACTCTTACTCTCGCCACAATTATATTATCGAGGGTGAAGGTTGGAGGATCGGAAAGATTACATCAAATGGTGGCAGTTATTATCCTAATGAATACAATAATATTGGAACCAGTATTGTTGCTATCATGGGTAATATCGCTTATCCAGTAGACCCCTCTAAAGTTATCGGAGATAAAGATAAGGAGCAAGAAGTCAGTGACAATATTCAACGCTGGAACCGTGCTTTCAAACGGGCAGACGTTGACAACTGGAAGAATCTAGTCAGAGAAATTGTCAGCCAAGGTATGTATCTAGAAATCCAATTTGATATTGGTGAACTAGAGATGGATGTTAGTCGAGAAGGTTTGCAGTACACTAAGGATGTGATTAAGATTCTACAACAAAAGACCTCTGCTATTTACCTGCAACTCAAGGCTGATATGAGTACCAAGATTGCAGAGTGTGATAGTCTGGTCGATGCTTATACTACCTATTATAAGTTGAGTGATCTTGCTGGTGGGTGGACTGCTGGTGCTGACTGGACTGATCCAGACGGCAAGGTGCATACATTAAAGTCTGGTACTGATCTAGAATATAAGTTTGCAAAGCGTAAGCAGTTGTATGCTATCAATTTTAGGTCGGCAGGCTATCGTTCTCGTAGACTGGTTTATCTTACAGACAAAGTTCATTGTGAAACTTTGCAAGGCAAGGGAAACTACTATTGGGATCGTAAAACCAAGAGTGGCCCGCTAACATTCTTCAGGGCCGATACCGCTAGTGCTGAATCTGCCAAGAAGATAGTCACCAAGTATTGCAACCAGAATGACTGTATGGCATATCTTATGGTTGATAGTGATGATCATAAGGAATCCGACAAGGGTTTTGATCAACTCATTAAAGATATCGGTGGAGCAGACAGGGTTCTAAAAGTTTCTGACTATCGTAGTCTGATGCGTACTGGAACCTCTGGAAAGAAGCGTGGTTCTACAGGAACGATCAGTAAGGATGAAGTATTTATTATCAAAGGATCGAAGGATTGCACAGATGATTGTAAGAGACTGTCTGGTAAAAGCCTTAATGCTTCAGATTATCTTAAAGAACTGTCTGATGATCTTGCAGATAACCTCGCCGATAATCCCGTTCTGTATGTATCTATCACAAGATATGCTGTAGATGATGGTCAGTCTAGTATTTTTGCGATTCATGGAGCCATGACAAAAGAGGGTAGTCCTCTGCATCCCCTACTTAAAAATCAAAATGTATTTGCTATCAAGAAGTCTGCACTTAGCAAACTCCAAAAGCAAGGCGTTAAACTAGTCAAGTTCGATACTTGGTTTGCAAAAAAGATCGAGAAGTTTAGCAAGGATATATCTCAGCAAATTGACGGATATCATCAAGTAATAGATTATTGTAGAGACGAATTGAATACCGTAGATGATAGGTCTGGATATAACTGGAGAAGTTCTAGTGCTAGTGATAAAAGAATTATGGCAACCCTGCTGAACATTTATGGTCTAGAGTATCGTAGTCACATCAATAACAAGAGTCTGTGTG